CCGATGTCGAAGCATCGTTAAAGGATATTGGCATTGCAGCAACGGCGGCTAATGCAAGCTTTGATGACATGGCAGGCGTAGCCACTTCAATGATGCAAAACTTGAAAGTGCCGGCATCAGAAGTTCGAGATAGTCTTGGTGCATTGGTTGCCGCCGGTAAACTAGGTTCGTTCGAACTGAAAGACATGGCACGCGAATTTCCAAATTTGACGTCACAAGTTTCAAAATTTGGTGTAACTGGACGTGAAGCCGTCAATTTTTTAGGTGCAGGCTTACAGGTTGCCATGAAAGGTGCAGCCGATACATCGGTTGCAGCCAATAATTTTTCCAATTTTTTGTCAAAAGCGTTGGCTCCAAAAACAATTAAAAATTTCAAATCGATGGGTGTCGATATTGAAAAAGTCATGAAAGATGCTGCCACCAAAGGAATTAATCCATTGGAGGCGGTCTTGGCAAAGGTGCGTGATATTACCGGCGTTTCGCAAAAAGAAATTGATGGCTATATGAAAAAAGCCAAACAAAATGGTCTGGAAGGCGCACAAGCCCTTGAGTATGTGCGAGGGGAACTAGAAAAAATAGGCGCTGCAGGCAAGATTTCAGAACTCTTCGGTGATCAACAGGTGCTGGATTTCGTTGTGCCAGCCCTAGCAAATGCCGATACATTTAAATCCATCAAGGAACAGGTTTCAAAAGCAACTGGCGCCATGACTGACGCAGACTTTGAAACACAAATGCAGGGTCTCAACGTTCAAAAACGCATTTTAACAGAAATAGGTACACAATTTTCGCGAGAATGGGGACTGGCTTTCGGGACATGGTTACCGATTATCAATCAAGGACTTTCGTTTTTGCTAACAAAATTCCGCGAAATTGATAATGCAAGTGGTGGCTGGCTTAAAAAGGCTTTAGGACTTGGAGCTGGCGCAGTGTTATTAGCCACCGGCATTGGTGCGCTTGGTTTGGCACTACCATTGGTCACTGCAGGGTTTGGGGCTTTAGCTGCTATTATTGGTGCTGTTTTTTCGCCGTTGGGATTAATCATTGGTCTTATCGCCGGTGCTGGTGTTTTGATTTGGCAAAATTGGGATAAGGTCAAACCTACATTATTAACATTTTGGAAAACTATAACCGATGCTGCATCTTATGCCTGGGATGGTATTAAATCCGCGTGGCAATATGCCAGCCCTTATTTTGAGAGCGTTTGGCTCAAACTAAAAGATATGTCCAGCACTGCATGGACTTGGATATCTAACTATGCGGTTAAGGCTTGGAATGGAATAAAGAGTGCTTGGAGTAAAGCATCTCCATATTTGACTTCGATGTGGAACCGTTTGAAGCGCGAAGGGGGGAATGCTTGGACATGGATATCCGATAAAGCAAGCATTGCATGGCGGTCTATAAAAGAAAAAGCTAAAGGAGCATTTTCCGACATAAATTGGGATAACGCTCGCAATAAAATGTTGGGATATTACGAACAAGCACTTAATGGCTTGGGACATGCTTTCGAATTTTTACGCGATGTTTGGACGGGTTTTGAACCCTCATTAACAAAAATGGGTGAAAATCTCAAAAGTGCTTTCGGATCACTTGGGGGTACTTGGGAAAATATTAAAGGCATTGCAAGCGGTCTAGGAGAGCTTGCCGCTAGTGTATTAAAATTTGTAGGAATAGATATTGATAGTAACGAAGGTGCAGGCAAAACGATTGGCAAAATACTCGGTTTTATCGGCGAGTTTGCCACTGGTGGAATAAAGGCTGCTGCAGATATCCTACAAATCATAACAGGTTCGATCAGAGCATTGATTGATATTCTGAACGGTAATACGCCTGATTGGAGGTCATATTTCCCAGATTGGCTTGTTGAAATGGTCGATCATATAGGGAATGGCATTACAACAATTAAAAACGGCTTAGAGTGGATATCCGGTCATAAGGAAAGTGAAAAAACGGTCACTGAAGGTTTACCGACTCTGGATGAAATACAAGAAAGACAACGTGCTGAACGTGAAGCTGCAGAAAAGCCAGTTTATATGGCTGATCTTATCGAAAAAAATAAAACTGCAGATAAAAATACATCAATCATACCGCCACCAAAGACGATTACGTTGGGGCTCGATTTACGTCATGAAGACGAGTCAATATTGGGGAAGAAACAAATTGAAGAAGCACTTAATAAACGGGCGGTGAGAACCAATTTAAATAATAATTATTTCTCACAATCAGAAACCAAATTAGAACCAGTACCGCAGCCGAAAAAGATCGATATTGAAAATAAGCTAGATGGTATAACAAAGGCACAAGTGCCATTGCCTCAAGTGCAGAACAATGCAGTTCCAGTACGCAAGCTCGATTTAGGTGGTAAAATTACAGGTGTGAACGATAATTTTTCTCCTCAAGCGTTAGAACGGCCTAATTCGAATTTTATAAAAACCGGTAATGATGCAATTATCCAAGCACCAGTTCCATCATCGAAGTCAACAGAATTGGGTAACAAAATCAATGATGCAATCAATGTTAGCGGTCAAAAGGATAGCAAAATCACTTTCGCTCCATTGCCACCTGTAAATGTAGAACTCGGCAAACAAACTATTGATGTCGATGTCAAGGTTCATGGTGATGCAACCGCAACAGCTAAGGTTATTCAATCGCAAGCACCATCTGTAACTTCAGATGGTGGGCGTGCCGTCGGGAGGAATTGATGCCAGAAGCCATTCCACTTCATGGATTGTACGCTGCAAGTTATCGCGGTGTTGGTTTTTTTGTCCCTGATACGTCGAGTGAGGTTGGCAGACGCATATCATCACATTACTTTCCGGGGCTGGATTTTTCAGCTTATGATGACCAAGGTTTATACGCAGAAAAGATTTCAATTGAAGGCTTTTATGTCGGTGATGATTACATTTTGCGTGGACAGGCCTTACAACGCGCATTTGAAACACCAGGCATTGGAACATTGGTTCATCCATGGATCGGCGCGATTGATGTCATATTGCCTGAACCAGCAACAATAACGTGGAGTTCAAAAGAATTACGGGTTGTCCGCTTTTCTGCAAAATTTGAACGGATTACACATGAACAACAAACAAGTGTCACTGGTATAGCGACCAGCTCAAAACTTGTTTCGAGTGGCTCACTTCTGGCTCAAGCGGCTTATGATGTTGTCTCAACTGTTGATCAGTTCACATTATCTCGCTTGCGTTCAGATGCGACTATTCGCTCGGCAAGCCGATATGTTGATTTGTGGAGCACTTTAGATGGTACGGCAGGAGCTGAAATACGTTCACTTTTACCAACAAATTTACCTTCCACGCCAAAAAAGTTTCTTGACCTTATTCAATCAGTCTCCAATGCCATCGTAAGCTTATCGCAGGATACTGTATCTCAATCGGCTGTGGCACCTGCAGCTGGAGCGCGATTGAAAAAAACTGCATTGTTGCCTGAAAATGCAATTGAACTGATAAATAGCAAGGCAACGCATCTATTGGATAATTTGCCAGAGGCACCTTCAATTCCAGATAAGATTTTGTTGTGCGCTGCAGCTAGCGATCTCTTGGCAAAAATGGCGCCTCTTATAACGGATGTTAGTCCCAAAAGCCGAAAAGAAGCATTGATATTACGTACTGCTGTAAGCGATGTACTTGAAGCCTGTTCAATGGCACTTCAAAGCCTATTAAATACATCTTTTGCGGCGGATATCAGCGTGCTTGGTCGTGAATGTCGTAACATGCAAATGGCGGTCATTGCTGACTTGAATGAGATAATCGGGCGGTTGCCACAAACAACAACTGTAACTCTGGAAAGAGATATAGACGCATGGTCATTAGCGCATATGATTTATGGTGATAATCCGGCGAATATAGAGGCTGGATATCAAGACATAATTACCAGAAATCAGCTTCGGCATCCTGCTTTAATTATGAGCGGAACATTGGAAATCCTCAAATGAGCAAACATCGGGCAATCAGAGCAGAAATTGACAATCAAATTTTTGAAACGTGGGAAAGTGCCGAAGTTACACGCGATCTTAATGATTTTGCAGGCACATTCAGTTTCACTTTCAGAGACAATGAACGCTCAATCAATACCTTTGCTTTTGCGAGTGAATTAGCACCAATCTATCATTTGCGCCCAGGTTCACACACCAGAATATTTGTTTTCGATGAGCTCGTTTTGGATGGGTATATTGAAAATGTCAGTGTTGAAATTGACGAGACAAATGCAAGCGTGTCCATATCGGGAAAAGATAAAGCTGGTGATCTTATTGATTGTGCAGCTGCTCCTGATGGAATGGCTGAATTAAACAATGTAACCTTGGAAGAAGCCGCAAAACGTATTGCTGAGCCATATGGTTTGAAGGTTCGTTCTGAAGTCGATACAGGTCAAGTGTTCGAACGCTATAGTATAGACATGGCTGAAACTGGTCTTTCGGCGTTAGAAAAAGGTGCCAGACAGCGGCAGGCTTTATTATTATCGGATGGCATTGGTGGTCTGGTTATTACAAGAACAGGTGAAAACCGCGCACCTATGAATTTGTCATTACCAGGAAACGTTAAATCTTCGTCCGGTAATTACAGCCATAAAAATAGACATTCAAAAACAATCGTTCGAGGACAATTCGAGAAAGCCGCAGGAAAGCGAAAATCCAATGGATCAGTTGATGGTACAGCAACCCCTTTTGCTTCACAATCACAAGGAAATATCGACAATGGTTTGGCATCGCTTGTTGCAGGCAATATACCGATAAAACCAGAAAAAAGGCAGGCAGGAAACGGGGCGGCAACACAAATAGAAAAAGCTGGTACATCAGCAACCGGCATTTATTACGATGATGAAATAACACGTCATCGACCTATTGTTCATCTCGCACGTACAAAAGGAAATAAAGAGGATTGTAATAGAGAGGCAGAATGGCGTTCACGTTCTGCACGGGGACAATCAGAAGAAATCAATTACACCGTACAGGGTTTTAAACCGAATGGCAGACTTTGGCGAGTCAATGAAATGGTTTACGTCTCCGATCAATTTCAGATGGTGGAACGCGATATGCTGATTTCTCGCGTAAACTTTCAAGAAGATGATAACGGACAAATTACAAATCTTACGATTACATCGCCAGAAGCTTTTGATGATAAGCCGATAAAAGACCGCCGTCGCAATAAAGGACAAAAAAAGGCTAAAGGTGCCAACGGAAACTTAGATGGCACAGCGACATCATTATGAAGAAGCCATTTAATGATAAAAAGATATAGGACGTCACCATGGATGGAGAACTTGTAAATAAAACCCGTACGGCAATACGACGTGTTACGATTAGTCAATTTAACGACCAAGGAAAGACACAAACAGCAAGTATTGAAACAGGTGAAAATATTATTCACGATAATGTTGAGGTCTTGCAACCATACGGTTTTGCAACAATGCCGCCAAAAGACGGAGCGATGGGAATTGCTTTATCAGTTGGCGGCGATGAAGGTGATCCTGTCATTTTACCGGTATGTAATCCGGCCAATAGATTGGGTGGACTCAATGAAGGTGATAGCGCGCTTTACAATTCTGGTGGTGATCAAATAATATTGCGTGCTAATGGTACGTTGGAAATACAAATTGGAAGTTCTGCTGTTTTAAGTTGTCCTGATGGCTTGACAATATCAACCAAGAAAATGTTCGTTGACGCGGAAATGTTGGAATGTTCAGGCGAAATAAAAGACAAAAATGGAACTATGCAGGAAATGCGTGATCAGTATAATCGTCATGGTCACCCACGTGCGCCAAATCCGCCAACAGTATTGATGGATTAGAGTTTTTGCCTGCAATGAACGGCATGAACAGGCTTACTTAAGCAATCTATAACTGTCTTGATGATTTTATCGGGGCAGTTTTATGTTTTTTGATATAGCGTTACAATATGATCAACAATCATTGTCATGCGATCTTGCTATAGGAAGTGATGGTGATCTGGTTGTCGATGACACACCTATCACACCTTTATTGCTGTCCATTGAACTTGATCGACGGGCTGCTATTGACGATGAATTGCCACAAGGACGCGACGTTTTCTTATCTAAATACACAAATGATCCACGCCGTGGAAGCGTTTGTGATTGTCTCGATAACAATCACGATCTTATCGGTTCAAAGTGTTGGTTATTGGATCGTGCAAAGCAAGTTGAACAGACACGCTTGTTATTCAAGATGTGGCTTACACAGGCCGTAATATGGGTAAAACGTGAAACTGGTTTAGACCCGTTGATCTCGGTTGAATGGGTACGCGCACAGACGCTTCGTTGGCGCGTTGCAGTTGACGAATACGCTTT